CGTCTTTGCCATATTGATCCCAACTGGTAAACTTATCTCTACCAAGTAGGTCATGAAGGTTATGACACCAAACCCCATGATTAGTTGCTGCAAAATCTTTGTCGTCTAGCTTAATTGTAGCATTATATCCTAGTTGTGTCAAGTAGGGCAGTTTTACCGAAATCTGCGGAATAAACTGACGATGTTCTACAAGAGCACTTTCAAGAACACCTTCTACTACACTGACATCAAAATCAAGAGTGCACCAATATCCTGCATCGAGACATTCTTGGATCATATATTCCCAAGGTTGCCAACCCTCTGCATCATTAGTTTCAAGTTTAGGAAAACTTTGATTAGCACCAAAATAGATATGTTTGATACGTTTACTCTCGTCGAGCAACGCTTGAGTGTCGTTGGCAATATGCAATACTATTTGAGGATCGGGTGCGCCTACAACAAACAGAGTTTTCATTCCATACGCAGGAGTTTTTTCGATTTCAACACCTGTAAAAAATGTGATGTTGTTTGCAACACCGGAGGTATAATTACGTTTCATATTATTCTTTATTTGATTCTGTTACAGGAAAAGCTGCTACAATTCGATCCATTGCTTCTGCAGGATCCCATTCTTTACAATACTTCTTGCGATTAGCACGGCCCTCTTTGGTATCCGGATCGTAATCAATCCAACTAAACTCTGTGCCTTCACATTCTGGACAGTGATCGTTGTAGTCGTCGTCTGTTATGCGATCTGAACCTTTACCTACCCAACCACATTCTTTGTTATCACAAATAACATCTACCGGCTCAGGCGGCTGATTAACCCACGAACTTGTGTCCCAGTTGTAACCTTGCCACGTCTCAACTCCTGATTGCGGTTTAAATTGACCGTATTCCCACTCACCAAACTCTTTACCGTTCCAATACAGTGTTCCATAGGTGGTGCCAAAACTACGCCATACAGCATTATACCAACCTTCTACAGTAGGTTTGACTTTTGCAAATTTAAAATTGGGTGACTTTTCCCACTCACTTGGACTTGGACCACTTGGAGGATGACCCCAATCTTTTTCTTCCGGTGCATAGCGTTCAAAACTTCCGCTGTCGTCTGTAACCAGAACCATATTCATATCACTGCTCTTACCATCAGTGCTGCCGCCCCAGTTGTCAATATCTTCGCCATCGTAGATTACGCTGGTAATAATGTCTTCGCCGTCGAACTCATCATAGTGTAGTTCTAACTTAGTAATATCAAATGGCGCACGAAGCTCAATTTCGCCTTCAAAGAAAGTGCCTTTTTCATTACTAGAACCAACAAACACTACTTCACCTTTTTTACGTGAACCAATCCATACTTCGTCATCGCAGCACCAATCTGGTTCACCATCGCAGCCACCACCTGTGATATCATCAAAGGATTTTTCAAATATGGTGTTGCCGTTTTCATCTTCAATTTGAAGTGTGCCGGCATTGCGACTTACACCGTTAATGTGTCCTATGTCATCGCACTCATACCACGAACCTGGAGGAAATGGCAACATATCTATGTCGAGCCCCATTTCTTCTACACGATCTTCGTCGCCCCATGCAATGTCTTGTAGATCAACTTGATTTTTATTACAATAGTCCCAAATCTTTTTGTCTACTGTGCCCATAACTCGTTCGCCACCGTAACCCCACATACTAATTTTATATGTGCGTGGTGTAAACTTTAGAACTTCAATAAGTTTTTGCTGTTCTGCTACTTTCTGCGCTTCTAATTCATCAGTAGTTGGTGCGGGTGCTTCCCCTGGCGCAAAGGGCCAAGAAGCTTTAGGATTAGCAGTTGCCATGATTACTTCCTTGTAAAAAGGTTTTGAATTGATTTAATTAGATTATAATATCTTGCTTTATAATTGTCAAGCAAAATATCGTCGATCATTGCAGATCGGTAAGGACAACGACCTTGTTTCCAATCGCAATTTGGCTTTACTTCTTCGCCGCAAAAATTACATTTATTCTTCGAATCCACTTTTGCGCATTTCCTCTGCTCTAAGAGCTTCACGTTCTGCAATATGAAAACTGCAGAGAGTTTTAATCCAACCGCCACTAGTTTTCTTACCAGGTGCGCCACATTCTTCACACGATCCACTACTTAGGCTTTCTGCAAAACTTACAGCACCGCTGATGAAATCGTCACCGCCTTGATAGTAAAAACGTAGACTACCAAACTTTTCTTTGATTTGTTCTACTACTACCTGTGAACAATTGCCTTTGCTTTGATTAATATGTGATTGGATAACACCGCACAGTGTTTCAAGCATAGGCCACCAACCTGGACTCACAGCAAAGCCACCGTATTTTCCAGAGAACATTTCTGGAAACTTTTCTTCCATTCGTTTAGAAAATACTTCGTAGTCTTGATCGGTCATTTTACTGTTTGTGATGTTCTTGTTTATGTTTAAGTATAGCAATTTCGTCCTTTAAGAACAACCGTTGCTTCTTCAATTCTTCTAGTTTTAGATCTTCAAATAACCCGTTCTTTTCCAAATTGTCAACTTGTTTGTCCAAAGCACGATGTGCTTCTTCCAAATGTTTGATTCTATTCTCATACATAATCCAATTCCTTTACACGTCTATACTTTCTTCCAATGCACGTAAATCATCGTCGTCTTGTTGATCAAACAACGGAAGTCCGTCTGGACCAACTCTTACTGAACTCGAATCTTCAACTGTGAATAACTTGTTAAATTCGTTATCAGCAGGTCCGCCTTGTAGTCGAGCACCTTCGAGACTCTTTAAAAATTGCTTTGCTGAATCAATCATGGCAAATGCTTCTGCTTTGGATGTTGTATTAAACAACTCTTCGATGAAAGAAGAAAAATACAATACTTTGTTTGGAACCCAATCACTGTATTCGATTTCTTTCTTGCCTTCAACACCTTTGATGCGCCAGTCTGGTTTAAATCTAGCACACTCAATGTCCATTAATTGTTGAGCACGTTGAACTGCTTTAATATGACATTCAACATTATGACCCATCATTAGTGCATAACTGAAACTATCCCAACTAGTTTTATTTGGAATCTTACCTAGCTTGTTAAGTCTTGGAACTTCGTGATAGTGTTCTGGATTTAAATGATTAAATTTAACGTTACCAAGTTCTGCATCTGTTTTACGAACACCGTGATTATAATATGCAATATCGCCCATGGTCATTCTAGAAGACATTTCGCTTTCAAAAGGAAACGGAATGTCGTAACGACCTGATAAAGATTTATTATCCGGAGCCTTGTCCATAATAACTGACCAACGCTTGTTGGTATGTTGTGCATTTGTATAAACAAGACCGTGAGCAGTAGCAATGAACGGGCTTGCACAGTCAAAACTAATTGTAAGCTCTGGATTAATATGCTTACGGATTTGTCTTTGAATCTGTGTTAAGTAACAACTCCAGTCTAACTGTGCGGTGCCCAAGAAGTGAATCCAGTTCTTACCTGTAAGCATACCTTCATCACGCATTGTCATTAGACGCTTGAGCGTGATATCCATCTTACACATATTAGCACCACCAAATGCCCAACCTTCTGCTTCCTTGCCAGCATACTTGCCTTTAGGATCGCTGAACTCTACAACACCACGATACCATTTCTCAGCAGTATCCCAGTCACCGCCTTGTAACACATTAAGCCATTTAGTCTGACCTAAGCGATTCATTAAGAAATAGTCATTGTTATAACGAGTCTTTTCTAAACAGTCTTCAAATGTCTTTAACCCAGTCTTTGGACTATGAATATGATCACATGCCCAGGTAGGCACGTCTAACATCATAGACCAATCGGCAGTTAACTCTAACCACTCAAGAATTTTTTGACGAGTCTTAGTAGCTTCTGGACCTTCAAAGTTTAACCAATCAAACTTTAAAACACCTTTACCAATTTGATATCCACCGGAATCACCTAAAATCATTGTGTTACCACGATCACGTTGCTGGATCATTGACTCTTGATCCATTGATTTTTCTAAATCAAGTTGTGCGTGACCTGCAGAATACAAAGCATACTTGTAGGTAAAATAGCCTTGTTCTGGGTTTAAAAAGTTCATGCCTTCAATGCCACGATCAAATCCTTGAGGAATTCGTTCGTTAGGAACAAATTCTTCTAGACGTTGTTTTGCAACATACGTCGAATAGAAAGAACTAATAGCAGGAAGATATACTGCATAGTCTTTTTGTAATGGTGTTAAGTTAACTGGTTGTTTCATATTCTCTCGCTAATTTTGCTGTAATGTCTAATTGTTGTCTTGCCTGTTCTAAATTGTCTAATGCTATTTTAACAGCCTTATTCTCACTTGCCAAGCTCTGCCACATCATTTCTTCGTCACGCTTCTGTCTAGCCCAATCGAGTAATGTTTCAGCTTCGCCAGATAAGCCAACACTAGCATGAGACATATTGAGCATAACCCAAGTGCTGCCGTCAAACACTTCCATACATTGACTAGAAGTGTTATATCGCATATTGCCAACACCTTGTGCCCCGCCGTAACTGTTCACATAGGTGCTAGCATTACCATTAGTAACTGTTATATAACGGCCAGATTGCGTAAGTCCTTTAATCATATTTAGGCAGCTTGTGCTGGAATAATATATTTGTAAGTAGCAAGTCCGCTGTCTAGAGTAATCTGGATAGCACCTTCGTTTGACAACGACATCTTTGTGTTGTTTACATCTGCAATCTTAAGAATGCTCAAGATTGGCAGCACTGGCCAAGTCCAACCGCGATCTAGTTTACCTGCAACGTTCTGTGCAAATACAAACTCGCCACCGTGGGTTGAAGCATCACCAAAGATAAATTTTAAGTTACCGCCTTCAGTTTTGGCTAAGAATGTTGGGTGCTCATTGTTAGCACCTGCTTGGAAATTAAAACGCTGAACGGCAGATACAGTTGGCTCAATTTCTACATCCCACTTAACACCGCGGAACTTAACAGTCTTCATCTTTTCGTTGATGATTTCTGTGTTCATAAAACGATAGTCGTTTTTAAAGTCACCATCTTTATTTTCAAAGTGAATACCAACAGGAACCGGCTCACCGTTGCGTTCTGCGGTAGTAATATTGATCTTTGCATCTTCTTTATACTCGCTACCGTCTAATAGATATTTGAGTTTTTGTAGTTGCGGCATACCAAACACACCTAACATGTCTGGGTAAGGATTGGCAGTTTCTGCTTCCATAATAACTGAACGGTCGTCTGCCATTGAGTTAATAGTTGTCTTTTCTTCTGTGCCTGTGACTTTAACTGTGGTTAAGAAGCCTAGGTTTTGTGTATGACTTACGATGTCTTGTAAAATATCTTTCATAAAGATTCTCCGGTTATATTAAGATTATATTTAGATCTGTGAGAAAAAGCAAGGGCTAAATCACTCAAAATCAAACAATTTTGCAAATGTATTATCACTACGAGTTGAACTGATGTCCCATTCCAAAACACCAATCAAGTTTTCTAACTTTTCATCAATGACAGTAGTTTCCATTTCTCCGTCATCGAATGGAAGGTCTTTAAACCACTGAGGCAATCGTAGCTCGTCCACAGGGTATGCCACGGATGTATATGCCATAGGATTGTCTTTGAGCTTACAAACAATAACTTTGGCACCATCAACAATGGTCATTGAATACTTGTCATCCATCATACGCTTCAAAGTATTCCAGTTAAGACTTGCTCGAACATGTCCGGGCATGTTAGTCTTACCTGCTTTCTTTTCTTTGTCGCGATACTCTGAAATCTTGTTGGCACGTTTAGGCGAACCTTTCTCCCAGCCCGGTCGAGTTTTAAAATCAGTCCTAAAGTTAGTAATATATTCTAGAATTTCTTCTTTAGGGTGTCCAGTTAACACTCGAGTAAGAACTTCACTTAAGAAGTCCTGGATAACAACCGGGGTATCTGAACGCTTGAGGTCGAGCCCCATGGCTTTAATCTTGCCTGGCTTGCCGTCACCGTCTGCTCGCTTGCCTTCTTTGTCGTAGTAGAGGACGGCATATCTCTTCTTAGTAATGAACAAACCTTTTGATGCGACAATTTCTCGTCCTGCCTTGATAACTTCTCCACGTGTCTTTGGGACGTGGAAGGAATCGGACATGAATTTAATAAAGGTTCCATTTACTTCTTCTCCTATGGTGTCATAAAGCTCAATTACACTTTCCCTAGTCCAGGGAAGTGTTCCTTTCTCAATGTCCTTCTTTAGCGTAGCATACGCAGAGAAGTAACAAGAGTCTGTATCACCGTATATGACCGCTTTACCTACGTGATCATACTCTCCGGTTATAATTTCGTTTACTTTACTTGCCATGTGTTTGGCAACTTGTCTACCAGTAAGAGTTGTGGACTGTCCGATTCTGTTATCAAAGAATCTACACCCGGGGTTAAGAATAGCACCATACAAACTGTTTAAGTTAATCTTCTTGACTAACTGACGCTTGTCCCAATATTCTTCTTCAATTTTATTGCCTGCCTGAATACATTCTTTTAATTTGGCCTGCATTTCTTTACGTTCTTTATACCAACGTGCTAACAGGCCAGGAATAATTCCTTCAGTTTCATATGTAAAAATAGTTCCATTGGCCGAAATCATCCAGGGTTGGTTGCTATCAAAAATCAAATCATAGATTTGAGCACCACTTAATGTGTCACTACCCCCGCCTTCCCAGTCAATGGTAATTTCTCTACCAACTTCTCGATTCATTACGCTTGAATATTCTACACTACCAAACATACCTTCCCAAGCAGATGCAAATGATTTGCCTTTGGCCATTTCGCCAGCAATATAATCTTTAGTTCCGTCTTGGCGTAACTGTCCAACAATAGTTTCTGGACCCATATTCAATGCACGAATCGCAGATGGATACAGCGAGTTAATGTCTAATGAGCCAATCCACTCATGAATGCCTTTCTTAGGATAAGCAACATAAGCACCAGCAGCTTGAGTTTCACCGTGTTCTTCCATCTTTTTACGATTAGGAACAATCATACCACGTCTATGTGCTTCGTTGATAATAGCTTGTTCTGTTACAGCAACAGCACCCATAGTTGTTTGTAGCAACACTGTGTTTTCGTGTGCAATTTTATTAGCAAGATCTAAAAACTTTAATTTTTTATCTAACTTATCTAACAAGGCACAGTCCTGTCTATTGTATTCAATAAACTTACGAAAATCATTGTTGTAAAGTTGATCTAATGTTCCTTCATACACAGTCTTATTTTCACCAATTTCCATTTCACCGATGGCATCTAATCGATAAGTGTGGCGTTCTTCATAAGTGTATTTTCTATAAAGTTCTAAGGAGTCAAGATGAACACGACCAATAAGGTCATAGGTAACAGCAGCCTTACCATACTTCTCATATTCTCGCTTCTTAGGGAATTGATTCCACAAGCAGAATCTACGTGTGTCTTCTTTGCTTAGGACTTTGGTAACACGATTAACAGTATATGGAATATCAAAGCCTTCACTGTTCCAACCACTCAGCACATCTGCATCTTGTATAAGGTCTAAGAATGTATCCAACATTTCTGCTTCTGTTTCGAAAAGCATGGTATTAGGAAAATCTTTAACAGCTTCTTTTGCTTGAACAATGTTAATAGTCTTAGGCGGAATAGCCAAACATACCAACGTATCTAACCATTGTAGGTGAACAGCAATCGCAGTGATTGGCATAAATGCATCTTCTGGACTTGCATAGCCACGTTCTGGATCAAAGTCTACCTCAATATCAAACCATGCTACATTTAGCTTTGGAGCATCAACGTTTAGATAGTGATCTTCAAGGCAGCGATAAATGGGATTGATATCGCTTTCGTAAAGTTTTTTGTTTGAGTGTATCGCAAGTTCTTTGCGAAGTTCTTTGATATTTTTACAACTTACTTTACTAAGAGGTTCACCTTTGATGGATTGGTATTTTCCTCTAGAGTCTTGATAGTAAAAAATGTGTTTGGCAGGATAGTCTTTAAAATGCCTCTGCCCTTTGTCATCTCGCTCGACGACACGAATTATGTCATCGTTGCGATCATAGAATGCGTCAACGTAGCTCATTATGTTCTCCTATGCAATTTACGGCTTGCAAATACCAATGTGCGGTTTATGGCCACGCCTACCATCTAACTTTATTTAAGTAATTAACATTCTAACTAGACCGAGAGTATCAATTGCGGTCAGCAAGATGTAGTTAGCCAACATGCCAAATGATTTCCTAGTATAAGCAGCCCAAGCATACATAGCACAGCCACTGATCCAAATAGGATATAACGCGAGTAGTGGCGGATTAGGCACGGTGACGGCCATAGTGATACTGCACCCAATAGACACAGCCCAAGCAAGTAGTTCAATAAAAAACCGAAAGGGATGAGTATTGTAGTCATCTTTGATCCAATCTATAGTAGGTTTAAAAATATCAATAATCATTCTGGCAATCGCTTAGTAACACCAAGGATCATTTCAATTTCGCCCCATTCTTGTTCGTGTTCTTTCCAATTATCTTTATGAGCAATCCTGATTGCTTTGTTAATCCAGCTTGGTTTAATTTGTAATTCTTCTGCAACTGCCTTAACAGTTTCTTTCAAACCTTCTTGTAAATCTTCAACTTCACGAAGAACATTACCGCCTTCGTTGATAAGACGTTCTAATTTTGCTTTTTCTTCTGGTCCGTAGATTTTTGACATTTGTTAACTCCAATGAATAATGTTTATTATATAGTCATAAAAAAAGCCAGTCAACCTATGACTGGCTCTTGTTTACCAAAATAAAGATTATTTTTGATCTTCTGCTAACACATCATACATTTCGAATACGCCGCCGTTGCGCTCGTATACTAAACCTGCATATAGATCAGCTTTCATGCCTTCGCCTAGTTTGGATTTGGCAACACGTTCGGCCCATGTAAACAATGCTTTATCTACTGGATCAATTTGTTGCTGACCGCCACTTTCTTGAACTAACTGAACCATTTGTTTGAAAGTTAATTTTTCTTCAACTGATTCAGCAACAACTTTCTTAGAAGTTTTTACAGATTCGTTTTTCTTACCAAAGTATTTTGCCTGTTTGTCAGACATACCTTTCTTGCCGTCTTTCTTGTCACCGCCCTTGTCAGCAGCAGCTTTTTTCATTGGCTCTTTCTTGTCACCGTCTTTGTCCATATCTAAAAAGTCTGGCTTAGCCGCTTCTTTCATTGGCTTTTTCTTTTTGTCATCTTTCTTTGCTTCTACCATCTTAGCAAACTTGCCTTTGAACGCTTCAGTATCAATAGACTCTTTCTTAGCTTTCTTTTTAGCTTTTGACTCATCATCTGCATCAGGATCTGTATCTTTATCGTCGGAACCACCATAATTACCAGGACCTGCTTTGTGAACAATACCTGTTTTAGTTTTAGTAACAGTGCCGCCTTTAGCAGTTTTTTTGCTGTCACCAACTTTCATTTCTTCTTTAACTTCTTTTTCTTCTTTCTTTTCTTCAGCTTTTTTCTTAGCTTCTGAAATATAAGAAGAAGTGCCAGCTAACACACGCAGTTGAGCGTCTTCATTAAGCTGAACTGCTTTTGGTAATTCTGGAGCTGGGACAACTGCAATTTTGTCATCCATCGAGCTAATTTTTGTAATTAATGATTTAAAGTCCATGTTCCTGATCCTAAAGGTGTATAATGTATTTATCTTTTGACTAAAGAGCCGCCGGTTATCAGATTAGCGCCTTTTAGGTCTAATGCGTTTTTAGCAGTTCCGTTCTTGTTTTTTGGAGTTTTTGCAGGTTTGTTTGGGTATGCAACCCCTACGCTGATATTACCAGCAGATGTAGCCCCTGCAGATGCGCTCTCAAAAATTTCACGTATTTTCATATCAATATTTATTTCTTTTTGCCGCTCTTCATATTAGCGCACCAATGATACATCTTTGCCTTTTCGCCCGATGCATTTTTAGCTCTTTTGCGTAGGTCCGTTACAGATCCCGAACAACTAGCACCGCTACGTTTTACACGACCCGGTCTGCTTTTTCCTTTTACTTTGCCATCGGCAAAGTTTTCTACAATAAATTCGCTAGCTCTCATTTCATAGCTACCATAAATTTGTCGTGTTTTTCTTTACGTTGGTCTAGGTGTTTCATACCTGGGTTGATAGGTTTAGTAACAGACTTAGTATCTTTAAAACTATCAACTTTGTCTCTAACACGTTCTTTCCAATACCATACTGCTACTTTAGCAGCAACTTCTGGTTTTTCAACAAGCTCTGGTTTGTCAACTAACGGCAGTCCTAGTGCTTGACCTGCACGTTTATAATTGTCTTTGCCTGTGAGCTGTATGTAACCGCGACCTTTGTATTTTGCTCCGTCTCCGGGTTTGGTATTACCTAATATTTTTGCCTTACGTGGTGCAAATTTAATATCGTATTTTTTAAAATCTAATGAACCACCAATCTCTTTCATATGTTTAAAATCAAGAGTTTCGTGAGCGCACTGTGCAAGAAACGCTGCAAGTTCATTGCCTTTAATACCTGCTTTTTCAGCAGCTTTTTTAAGATAAACTTCGTGCGGATTTCCAGTCACTGACTTTGATATTTCTTTTTTGCTAACTTGAGATATGGGATCTTTGGCTTTTGGTTTAGCAGCTTCGGCGTCTCCAGGAGCTCCAAATGCTAGTGCTGTTCCTAATGCTCCTGCCGCTGCCCAGTCTTTCCAACCCTCGCCAACACCGCCGTCGCCACCAGATGCAGAGCCTCCGTCGCCGCTATAACCAGTAGCATATCCGTAACCGCCATACGGTCCTGGACCGTAAGCAGCCCAACGTGGCTTTTTACGTTTACGTTTTTTTTCTGTTACAAACTCGTGGGCTCGCATTAATGTTGTCCGTATGGATTGATCTTTTCGTCAGAATCGATACTTTGAGGAGTTGGATCAATATAATAAACATCTTGTTTAGCTAACTCTGGGTCGTTCCAAACATTGCGATTTTCAGCAACACGTTGTTTGTCAAGATCTTGAATTCTTTTAATATAGTCTGCTAATGTTTTATCCACGTCTATCTCCTACAGGTTTCTCGCCCGTCATATAAGGTAAACTAAACCAAAGCTGAAACCATTCAGGGGTTCCGGGTCTAATATTATGTTTTTTCATAAGTTCACCTTTTTCATTACCAGTGAGACTTATATTGCTACCATCATACGGATTTACAGGATCGTATTTTACATATCCTTTAAATTCATTAATGCCGGCAAGGCGTTTTAGTTCAGACAGTTCCATTATTCGGTAGCAGGTTCGCCAGTTACATGCACAGTCCACTTTTTACCAGTAGCAGCAGATTTTTTATCAGCCCATGCTCTTAGTTGTTGATAGTGAGCTTTTTCACGATAGTCATCAGCATATGTGCCGCGACCACGGAATACTTTCCACTTCTTACCGTTAATGTAGACCGCAAAGTTATTTGGCGGCTCAGTATTACCTTCGTCCCAATCTTCTGGATCTCTATCACGTTCCATAGTAATGCCTTCGTATTGTTTTTGTTTGTGTTTAAAGTCGCCTTGTTTTTCAGCTTTCTTTTTATCTTTGTGTGCGCCAGCACCCGCAGTTTTTTGATTCTTAGCTACAAAGTTTCTAGGTTTACTTGCTGGTATAAATTCTTTTGCTTTCATGAGCTTTTCCTTGACTGCTTGGGACCTTTGCGGGTTTTCCATTTCTTATCTGTAGAACAATAATAGCGACCATAACCTTCTGATACACTATCTACCATAGGATCAATGCCACGGCTACGAATACCGCCTTTCTTACGCATCTTACCTAGTTCTTCTAGAGCATGACGAATCTGCTCCATGTTCATTTTTAATTCTTCAAACTGGCGGGCCATTAGTTGCCACTCGCCCGGACTGGCATTTTCTGCACGACTGGCTAGATCTTTTAATTGACCTGCTGCTCGTAGCATACGATATTTTAATTTAGCAGGATTTGCTTTATCATGACTGTGAATCATCGGGTCCATAGGATCACTAGGATCCATTTCTATAGGAGCTTCTGACATAGCTTCCCCTAGACCAAAACCATCTCGAATAGCGTTCATTAACTCACTTACACTAGCTTCAGTCATTGGTAATGTTTCTTGCTCACCAATGTGCGGATCGCCTTCTTCTACTGTGCCAAGTGCGTATGTAAACATTCCATTGCCGTTATTGTCGATAATAACAATATAAATTTGATCTTCAACTTCTTGCCCGGCTGTGCTAAACATATAGGCATCGTCACCTTTACGTTGACCCTTCCATCCCATAGCTTTCATAGCACTGTTAACTTTATTAACAACTTCGGGCCACTCTAATTTATTTCCTAATGATACTTCATTAACACTTTCTGCAATCTTCATGCCTTTACGAACAGCAATAAACAATGGCTTTGCAAGTTCTCCTGCACCAGTCGCTTCTTTAAAAGATTCAAAGTTGTTGTTGGCAGCGGCTGCTCTAGCACCACTAGCACTAACGCCAGCAACACCTTCGGCGCCGTCTTCACGTTCTCCGCTACTTACAAAATCTAAAACTTCAAATTTATAGAATCCGTGACTTTTGCCTTCAACACCGTTATATGCGTCTAGTAATTTTTTCATGTCTTCTAAACGGTCGCTGCCTGCAACAAAGGTAGCAGCAGTATAACCTTGATCGTATAGATATGATGCTACTTTTACCACAGTATTTAGACCAGCATCATCAACAAGATTCCCGGCATACTCCGGGAACATCTCTTTAATAAATTTAATTTTTGTTCCGTAATCTAACGGATTTTTTTTAGCATCTTGACTTTGGCTGACAAATATTTTCATATCGCCGCCTTGTTTTTTCATAGTATCAAGAACTTGCTTATGACCAATGGTAGGGGGATTCATTCTGCCAAAACAGAATGTTACATGTTTACTACCGGCTTCGAACAGTTCAGTTAAAAACATTACTTGTAATCGCCCTTCTTAATGTGTTTTTCTTGCTCTTCTGCAAAACGTTTTGCTAGATCTAGAAGTTTTTCTTTAGGAAATTTTTCTTCTCTATCTTGAATATCAAACATTTTACAATAATGATTTAAGCAATTCTCAATTGGTCTAATATAAACTTTGAATACATTAGGATTGCCTTTGTGTTCTTTATGACGATCAACGGCTGGGAAAAAATAACGATTCAACATTTGATTATCGTTATCTATAAAAAACTTTAAATCATCTAACCAATCAATTTCTTGATCGTCTTGTTTAGGTGCGCCGATTGGCGAAAACATTTCTTTTAAAAGCATTACCAGCTCCTACATGACCAGTAACGTGCCTTCCATCGCGGCCCTGGATTTTTACAGTTATGTCTAGCACGGAAAGATTTTCTACGTGCTGGGTTAGATTTTTTAATACGCATTTTTTTATCGCCAAAGTTTACTTTGACAATTTTGCCGTTTGGCTTGCGAACATATACTTTTGATTTCTTTACATCGCCTGGTAACTTTTTACCTAACGGAACATTCTTTCCGTGATACTCGGCTTCGTTACTAATACTTTCACCGCCAACTAGTTTGCCTTTGGGATATCCTTTTGGATCTGTTCCTTTGAGTTGTCCAGCTGGACCTTCCTTATGTCCAACTTTCTTACCTGCAAACGGGTAGCTGCCTTCTTCGGCATATTTGTTGGCTTTCATATAATCACGTGCAGTGTCGATATAATCAACTGCTTTGGTTATTTTTGCCTGGACCCACTCTGGAAGATTTTCGTTAGCATCAAGAATAGAATAAAGTTCTTTAGCAGCATCGTCGATAGTGCGTAAATCGTCTTTGGCCATATCGCCTTCTCTATCGTATTCTCCGTAATTTACTGGGGCATCTGGATTCTCAGGACCATGATCTTCCATCTTAACACAGTTATCTACTGTCTTGCCACCTTTCTGTTTAGTGCCCATGCGCTTGTAGCCTTTCCAACAGGCTTTGCCATCAACACCTTTTTGTTTTTCTTCTTTAACAATTTCACCGTCTAAAAATACTAAACCTTCTTTGGCCAACATATCTAATGCAGCATCATCTAAATCAATAACAATACCATCTTCTAAAATGTCTATGATCTCTGTAGCAATTTCAAAGTCTTCCGAAAAGCTAATACCAAAGTCGTCGCCTATTTCAAATTCTTCGTCAAGTCCTTTAGACTTGGCTTCTTTTTCTAAGTCTGCTTTGCGTTGTGTAATTGCTTGGGAAATTTCGGGGTCTTCGCCTGCTACAGGATCCATTTGTAAATCTTGTAATGCTTTACGCTTAGCCTGCAGGTCTTCTTTGTCTCTAAGTGCTGTTTCGCTAACAATAGCGTCTAATTTAGATATAAGGTCTCTCATAGTATTCCTCGTGAGGTGATACTATATTTATCGAACTCTAACTCTTAATAATTATAACGGACTTTGAGGATTGTGCCTTGATCTACGCGGTATGCGGCACGAATCCATACGAATCTGCCTGTAAAATTAACAGTTTCGTTGGATATAAGTGGGGTGCTGTCTTCAACTGTGACAGTAGTGTTATAAATGTCTGCCCAATCATTGTCGCCTGGTTCTAACTCTAAGGTTCCTTGAATTTTAACAACTCCAACAAAGTTATCAAATTCATAGACAACGGTGTGTAACCCGTCATTAAACTTATTATAACCTGCTGCTTTATTTTTTGAACCGTAGACAAAACCCGTAGTTACTTCGGATTTATCGGATAATAATTCTTTGTTTTCAGTGGACATCTCTTATTTATCGGAAATTACATAATTGTAAACTCGGCCAACTACTGACGAATTTCTTAGTTTTAACATTAACAACGTGGCTTCATCTTCTACAAGAACGTATCTACGATCCCAATTCCAGTCAGTGTTAATAAACCATTTAATGACAGAATTAGTTAATCTTATCTTAGAATTTTGATTTTTTACCCAACTGATAAATCTTTCTTTTTCATCTTTGTCACCGTTCATTTTATGCGGCAACAGATAGACTCTAAAATGATATTTGTTGTGGGGTAATTTTTTGCCAACAATTACCTGCGGTTGATCTAATATGTTTGAATTTGTATCTGGTTCAAAACGAAGATTAACATGATCTTTAAATTGATTTGATATATTCTCGTAAAATTTTTGATCGTTGGTATAAAAATCTATGTTAGAATTTTCAATTCTTTTAGACCAAGAACTAGAATCATACCCTAACAAAAAATTTGATAATTCTAAAATTTGATCTTTGTTATTATATACTTTTGTTTCGGTCGAAGTTCGATAACCAGTATCCACGCATTTATCGCAGTAACTGGCCATTTCAGACAAAGGAACCGTCCGAAATATTCCGGCTCCTTTGATTTCTAAAGATACTTTATAACTCCACTTGTTATAAAACTTTTTAGTAGTTTGTTTAGCTTTGAACTGTTTCATCTGTCTGTTCTAAAGATTTCTTAGCTTTAATAGCTTTTTTCTCTTCTTTGGTCAACGGCTTTGGAATTTCACCAACTGAGAATTCTAGTTCGTTATTGACTACAGAAACTGTTACTAGTCCACCATTAACTAGATCGCCAAATAATACTCTACGACTTAATGGTGTTTTTAGTTTGCTGTCAATCAAGCGAGCCAATGGACGAGCACCCATCTTCTTGTCGTAGCCTTTTTCAGCTAACCATTTAGTAGCAGAAGTTTCTAATGCAATTTCAATTCCTTTGTCTTTGAGTTGTGTATTAAGTTCGCTGACAAATTTCTTAACAATCTGTTCAACTACAGAACTGTCTAATTTGTTAAATTTAATTACACCATCTAAACGATTACGGAACTCTGGAGCAAAAAACTTTTTAATTGCCTTATCATCTTCACCTTCTCTTTCTAACTCACCAAATCCAATAGTGTTGCGTTCATTGTCAGCAGCACCTAAGTTTGATGTCATGATAAGGATAGTATTGCGACCGTCTGCTACTTTACCATTTGATCCCGTAACAAATCCGTTATCCATAAAGGCAAGCAAAATATTACTTACATCGGGATGAGCTTTTTCAATTTCATCTAACAATAAAATTGAATTAGGATATTCTTGTAGTTTAGTAATCAACATACCAGCGTTATCTTCGTAGCCAACATAGCCCGGAGGAGCACCGATCAATCTTGCTACGCTGTGTTTTTCTTGGTATTCGCCCATGTCAAATCGAATTAATTGCATACCCATTTTGTCTGCAAGTTGTTTAGCGGTTTCAGTTTTACCACAACCCGTCGGGCCTAAGAACAAGAAACTTCCGATAGGCTTATCAGGCATTTTCATTCCAGCTTGTGCAACAAAGATTTTATCTAATAGTGTAGCAACAGCATTATCCTGTCCATAAACAACATTTTTCATATTGTTTTCTAAACTAGCCAGATTTTTACTTTCTTTCTGTGCTACAGTTTCTAAAGGCATATTAATCATTTTGCTGAGTTCGTAGGTCACTTGTTCAATGTCTACTAACTGTTCTACGCCTTCCATCGAAGCATCGTCTTTGAGTTTATACCTTGCACAGGCACAGTCAATGATATCAATAGCTTTGTCTGGAAGTTTTTTGTCGCTCATATACTTCACAGAAAGTTTAACAGCTTGATCAATTGCCGCATCGGTAATTTTTACATTATGGTGCTTTTCATAATACTTTCTTACACCTTTGATAATTTTAACTGTTAGTTCTGGAGTAGGCTCATCGACAGTGATACGTTGGAACCTGCGCATTAGGGCACGGTCCTTTTCAAAGTGCTTGCGATACTCTTCCCATGTAGTGCTGGCAATTAATTTCAACACACCCTTAGTAAGGATAGGTTTAAGCATGTTGCTCATATCGTTGCTTGATTGATTTGCAGCACCGGCACCCTGCATCATATGTGCTTCATCAATGAACAAAATAATTTTGCCTTTGCGTTCTAATGCTGTGAGCACAGCCTTAACACGTTCTTCGAAGTCGCCTCGATACTTGCTGCCTGCTAGTAGGGCACTGATATCTAATGTATAGACTTGGTGATCTTGAATAAACTTGGGAACTTTCTTTTCGTGAATCTTACGGGCAAGACCTTCTGCAATAGCAGTCTTACCTACACCCGGGTCACCGACCATTAATACGTTTGCCTTGTTACGACGAGCAAGGACTAATTGTATTTCTTCAATTTCATTATCTCGACCAATTACAGGATCGATTAATTTTTGTTTAGCTTTGAGGCTTAAATTAGTGCAGAACTGATTAAGGATTTTATCTAATTGTGATGTGTTAACAATTTTATGAGGTTCTTCTTCTCCAGTTTCTTCTTCAATGACTAGATTTTCTTGGAAGTATTTTACAAACTTTTCTTTAGTCAATCCGCCCTTTGTTAAGAAATAGTAACCAAAACTATTTTTTTCTGATAGTATGCTGATAATAACATCAGCAACTTCCATACGCTGTCTTCCACTAAACAATACTTGTGTGAAACAACGATTTAGAACACGCTCAACAGAATTAGTTTTTCTAGGTTTTACAGCACCCGATGTTTGACTAACAATGTCATTTAAATTATTTTTTAAAAAATGCTCAAGATTAGTTTTGATAAAGTCAACATCTGCTCCGAACCCCTTTAGCATGTCAAAAGATTCTTGTTCGCAAACAATTCCATAAACAATGTGTTCTATGGTTATGTATTCGTGTTTTAATTTTTTTGCAGTTTCGACTGAAAATTCAAATATAGCCTGCAATTGGTTGCTTGGTTCGATCATTATTTCTTTTTCCTAATTTTCTTCATAGCTAATTGTAGTTTCATCTGACTAACTCTGTCAACAAAACATACACCGTTTAAATGATCCAATTCGTGTTGGAGACATTTACTTAGGTAACCATCTACTTTTATTTCATGAATGTTCCCTTTACTGTCTTGATATTCTGCTACAACCCATGCAGGTCTTTTAATTTTAAGATACAACCCGGGATAACTTAAACATCCTTCTTCATCTAAAACTAATTCTGAACTTGCTTCTTTAATAACTGGATTGAATAACGCAAAGGGAGCAGGAAACCCTTCGATGTTATTACTACCCATTACAAATACTCTTTTTGTAATACCTATTTGATTAGCAGCCAATCCAATTCCGTGACTGTTAATCATAAAGTCTATCATAGATTTTTCTAACTCTTCTGCATCACCGTCGGTATTAAAATTCCAAGGAGTGCTGGTTTGAATTAGACTTTCATGAGGCCCTAATTTAAATTCCATCTTTTATGTTTTTTACCTTTTCTAAAATATCTTGAGACAGATTTCTTGGAACTGTCACTTTTAATCTTATTAAGAGTTTGCCTCGATGTTTAGATCTTATATGAGGCAACCCGTGACTGTTACAACTTAATACAGTTTCTGGTTGTGTTCCGGGGGGAATAGTCACATCTAATTGTTTATTATCCAGTGAGGTAATAGATAGGGTAGTTCCTAAAATAGCATCCCATACTGAGATAGGATGCTCTATGGTTAGATCAGGACCGTTTCGTCTAAACACTGGATGAGGCCTAACTACAATGTTAACGATAAGATCACCAGGGCGGAGATTTTTTATAGCATGATCCCCCATTCCTTCATATCGAATCTGCTGTCCGTGCTCTACACCGGGCGGAATAGAAATGCTGATCATTTTCTTAGAACCGCTTGGCATTCCTATTTCTGCATCAATATTTTTTCCCTGCAGAACATCTTCTAATGTAATTTCAATATTAACATTTAAAGTTTTATTTCGATTCATTGGACGCTGACCGAAACCGCCAAATCCAAAACCGCCAAACAGATCATTTAAATCGCCTGTGCCAAAGTGAAACTCAAACGGTCCTTGATTAAATCCGCCCATACCTGGTTGAGCATTTGGATCCCCGCCCAGATCAATAATTCTTTTCTTTTCGGGATTAGACAATGCTTCATATGCAGTGGATATTTCTTTAAACTTCTTTTCGTCACCTCCGCGATCAGGATGGTGCTTCATAGCCATACTACGATATGCTTTTTTAATATCAGCGTCTGATGCGCCTCGTTGTAAACCTAGTGTAGAGTAATAATCCATAGTTATATTATACGATAAAAAAAGGACTGTGTCAAGCAGTCCTTTTATTTAATACAGATTTACTGAGCTATTATTTTTTCTTCTCAGGAACTGCTGTGCCTTCGTGCTTTTTATGCACCTTAATTTCTTTGCAACTCTGTTTTGCTTTTCCAGTCTTTTTATCCATTTCTGGTTTACCGTCTTTGCCTTTTACATCGACACATACCTTTTTAGTTTCTTTTTTGGCATCATCGGCAGCATATGCTGGGTATGCTGCGGCCAATGCTAGGCCTGCTACAAAAATTAAATGTTTCATAATATCTCCTTATAGTTCAGGTTGATCAGGTTGCACTGGCATTGGTTTACCTGTGCTGCTCATTGTTGGCGCTGCTGTTGTCGGCTTAGATACGCTTCCAAACCCGCCTCCGCCAAAGCTACTTGTGGCTGGTGCTGCCGCTGGTGCTGGAGCACTGAAGCCCCCAGGTGCGGCACCAAATCCTGACGCAGGTGCGCTAGGTGCTGTAAAGCTGCTTGTTGGGGTGGTTGTTTGTGCTCCGCCATTGTTTGCTCCTGCCATTTTTTCTTGTGTGCGACCAAACGCCGCAATGCCTAAAACTGCGCCCATAGCAATATGGAATAATCCAGCACCTTGAAGTGTTAGTGGATTCCATTGTGTAATAGGACTATGTGTTAGGGTTTGTAATAAACTCCATAGGATTGGGAATATAACCATGTCCATCATACAGACAACCATATACATCCAACCCATCATTGGACGCCATTTACTGTTCATCCAATCTTCCTTTTTCTTTTCTGCATCACTCATATCTCTATACTCGCTCATAGTTTTCGCTCCTATTTAATTTAGAACCAAAGGAATAATCCGTTGGCTGATAATACCAATCCCACGCCTGCAACACCAAAACTTGCCCAGAACATCGGCATACTAACTGCAAGAATACTTGCTGATAGAACAACAATGGCTAGTTGGTATGCTGTTGATGCATAACCAATCCATGGACTAGATTTTTTTGCTAGTTCACGATCTGCTTCCATCTTACGTGCATTAACAGCGATTTCTTTTTTGTCGCTGTCCATGCGCTCTGCCTCTGCCTTAAACTCTTTCTTTAGTGCAGGATCGCTAGTTGTCTTACTAGCAATTTCATAACTTACTAAACGATTATTCTTAGCCTGATATTGTGCCCAAGCATTGTTAGCACCGAGTGTATTGTTTAATACTGTGCTAGATAACTTGCCACCATACCATGAATTTACTGCTAAGAATAATGCAAATACAGAAATAACCATACCTGCTTTGTCTTTGATTTTTGCCTCACGCTCACTGCGACTTCCTGGTGCTGGCTTTGGTGCATCAGGATCTTTTGCTTCCTTTGTGAACATTTTTAAAACTGTGTCTACTACATTAGCCATCTGCGCTCCTTACAAAAATTATTTTACACTGTCAAAATTTTGTTTTTGGTCGTTATACCATTTAATCCAAGCATCTACTTTGACACGACATTCATAATAGGTGCTGTAATTTACTACAACTACATCAAGCAATTTGCTTAATTCTTGTGTTTCTTTTGCTGCTTCTTTTAATTCAGGACAGGCCTGCATGATTTCCGGAATAGCTTCGGGAAAGTTTCTTTTGACTGGTGCTGTTCCTAGACAGCCAGTTAACAACAGAGTAGGAATTAATAGGAGAATAGTTTTCATTTAGCCTCTCCCGGTTTGACATTCTTTGCCGCAGCATTGTGCAGGTCTATAGCTTCTGGTGCAACTCTGCAATCTTTGTCAATAATTTTTTCAACTTCTTTGATTTTTTCTTGTATCACAAGTTGTGTATCTTTTACAGTTTTAATTTTGTCAATATAGACTTTTTGTATTACTGTATTGACTTCTTTACTTTTTGTTTCCGATGCACGAACTTTTTCTTCAAGCTCTGCTACCTTGGCACGCCATTCCATTTCAACTGAGTATCCGCCTTTGAGATAGATACCGGCTACTAAAAGGACTGCGCTGATTATTTGTAATATCAGGTAGTAGGGAGAAAGTGCTGGGAACCAGCGCAGTATTTTGTGTAAAACAAAAAAGAATAAAAAAGAACCGACTGCACCTGCAATCAAGATAGCATTGATAACGTAGATAAAAAAACTATCCGGTATAAATGCCAGCATCCACATATTAGGCTACTCCGAAAATATGTAGTGCATGATTGTAATGCTTGATACGATCTTCTAGACCAATTGTTCCGCCGTTAATGCGTTTTGTTAGAGTTAGGATGTCGCCCTTGTCTGCCCACTGATTTAAATTGTTTGTTTCCCAAAAGAAACACGCTGACTGAACTGCGCCTTCAAATGTTTCTAAATATTCGCTGGCTTCCTCTAAAGGGATATCTAAAGATGCTGCAAAGAATGTATAGTTGTCTTTACCAGTTAACTGAATAAGACCACGCCCGCAGAACTGCCAACCGTCGCCTGATTCTTCTGGACCGTTGCCCATACGATTAGCGTAAACTCTGTTAGCAATCATTTGTGGTTTATTAGCGTAGGCTGCTGCTAGTTCATCTGTAGGAAAGTATTTAGGAAACACTTTGCGCAGACTAGCTGCTTTATAATTTAAATTTTCTTTTAAGAAAATAAACCCTCCGCTTTCGTGTGCGCACTGTGCTAGGAAAGCTGCTACACGTTGCGGAGTATTGATTTCGTATTCTGGAAGTATTTCTGAAATAGCATGAAACCATTGATCCACGTAGGGATTTTTAGGAATCATATCTTTTAGTTGTGCTTTAGTGAAATCAAATGTAAAACTCATAATTATATCCTTTGTAATAACATAGTTGTGTTGCCGTTAGTAAACATCAACTTATCGCCAAACTTATTAATATCGTAATCACCTAATACTTTAGTAAGCCAGAAAGTTTCAGCTGACGACTCTGGATCAAGAGACGGAGCACCTTCTACGATTGCCTGCGGATCATCTTCATTTAACCAACGTAATTGTATCTTATGATCAAACGGTTTATGAATAGTAATAACATTATCTTCTACGGTAAGGTCGTCCATTAGGGTCTTATTAAAGAATCTTTTTACAGACTCTGTTCTCATCTTGCTCATAAGACCGTCATAATCGCCCGGAGTCATTGGAATTACTTGTTTAATAGTATCTTCTGCTAACTCGTGTTCTGATTTTTGTTTATGATATTTGAATTTAAAATCATCAATGCCTGTTAATTTTTTAACGCCATGAATTAAATCTTTAATTTCTTCTGATAACTTAGGTGTTCTTGATAGCTCAACAAACACAGCATATTCACCATTTGTGTTTTCTCCTGAGCTAACATCGGCATCTAACACAAAGGGATATCCTTTTTCAATAAATTCCATTAAGTCTTTGGCAGGGCTGCGATCTTTGACTTGAAAGCTGACCACACATACATCGCGGTCCTCGCCCATCTTTGATTTAAAAGTGTCAATTTCGATCTTGTTATGGACTAATTCAACTAAGTCCATAGATCTTAGACCTTCATTAAGCTGCTGGTTGTTCTGCATTTGCCATTTCCTGTGCTTGTTGGTCGGCTGGGTTAACATCAGCGTTAACTGCTCCACTTACATTAATAATATCTTCAATTTTGTTTTTATCTAATTCTGTATAACCTCTATTAATGTCATTCATTAATTTCTTTGGCATGGTAATTTTTACCATCCATACTGGAACTAAATCAATTTTCCCCTTGCGTGTGCCAGGGCGAATATCATCTGGTGTTTTAATTTTTCTTACTTTAGAAAATTTAGCTTCGGCTACTTTAACTTTGCAACCGTAATCTATTAGTCGGAGGCCGCCTTTAGGCTCGGGCATCTTATCTCCCGGCCACATAAATGTGCATTCTACGAAGTAACGAGACTCCCTAGGTCCTTCCACCAGCTCACCGTCAATCCAGTTATCAAACACGTAAACGTCTAGCTCGTCGATTACACGTTCAAAATCTTTAAGTAAACTTAGGCTGTTATTAGACCCGTAGATCTGTTCTATGTTTTGTATGATATCTTTAATGTCTGCCATAACTTCTCCCACTTGTATTTATCGCGAAAATTTAAACATAACACATATTATTTTGTATCAGACATTAAATACGTTTGTGTTCGGTCACGGGCACTACGGTTTAGGGTCCGTGCCTAGCACTTTAAAGGAGGGCTAACCTTATATGAAGCGTAAAAGAGCGCAGCAACCAGCAGTTTTGCAACCAAACGTAATAAATATCCATCAACGTCTAGACGAAAAACGTAAACGAGTCCAGATATATCCTAAAAATCTTAGCCAAGAAAGCTACCTACTTAAACTCAACGACACCCAAAAAATGATAGTTTTTGCCATCGGGCCAGCAGGCACCGGCAAAACCATGTTGGCCGTTCAGTGGGCTATTGATCAGTTAAAGTATGGGGATATTGATAAGATAATTATTACGAGACCTGCTGTAAGCGTAGATGAACAGCACGGCTTTTTACCCGGGGATTTGAATCAAAAAATGGAACCTTGGACAAAGCCCATAATGGATGTGTTTTCAGAAAATTACAATGCTAGAGAAATTACAAACATGATAACAGAGGGGGTGATTGAAGTTAGCCCTCTAGCATATATGAGAGGACGAACATTTAAAAATGCTGTAGTTATTGCAGATGAAATGCAAAATGCTACACCGTCACAGATGAAAATGTTGCTAACACGTTTAGGACATAAAAGCAAGATGGTAGTTACGGGAGACCTACAACAAGCCGATCGTCCTAGCAACAATGGTCTTTTAGAGTTTTTAGGACTCTTTAAAGATTTTAAAAATAATCGTTATGTAGATGTCTGTCACTTCACTGTAGGTGATGTTGAACGACACGAAGCTGTAAAGGAGATATTAGCGATTTACAAAGACTCATAAAAAAAGGACCTTCGGGTCCTTTTTTGTTATACCTGTTCTACTTTAATCCCTGACCGTTCCAAAAACGTGATACCACTAGTATCCCGATAAGCGTTCCTATATAGAACACTGCCAATACCACTTTGGTAGATAAGTTTGGCACAGTCCAAACATGGAGCATGGGTAATAAACATAGTAGCACCCATACCAGATTCGTTAGACTTAGCCAGTTTGGCAATGGCGTTAGTTTCTGCATGTAATACCTCTGGTTTAGTTTTAAGACGATATCGATTACTACGAGTATGACAAGTATCATCGCTGTGATACGTAATCATTTCTCCTTCAAACGGCCATCGTTCTTCTATCTCCGTTGGATCAAGCCAACCGCCGGCATCGCCCATCCATTCAATATCTTCGCAGTTATTATCCCATCCGGCCGGCATACCATTGTAACCAATAGAGATAATTCTATCATCCTTGACTACAATAGCACCTACATGCAATCTACGAGCATGACTAAGGTCTGCAAAGACCTCAGCTGTTTTCATATAAGATTGTTTAAATTTTTCTTTCATACTAATTTTGAAAGTCTTACTAATGTTGCCGCAAGATTGATTTCTGGATCAATAATTAATGTATGATCCACAAGACCTTGTTTGATTATAACAATAGCTTTGTCTTGATTTTCTTCTGATCCAAAAATATCAAGATTATTATATAACCAAACAAACACTTCTTCCATTTCTTCTGCACGTAATTTACCGCAGAGCATTTTACGTGCCTCGGTAATTTTACCTGCCTTAAACAAACTAATCATATCAAACTTCCAATCAGCAGCCCCGGCATCGCCTTGATTAGGAGGATTGAGTTTTCCTTCTTGACTGTTTTGTTGTAGTAATTGTAGACATTTTCTTAAATCCGGATAAGCAACTTTAACATAGCCATCCAATGTATCTAATTCAAAGTCCACACCTTCTTCAACTAACACTGTGGCAGCTCTAGCAGTATACTCGGTCATATCAGTTCGTTCGACATGAAACCCTTGACAACGACTATGGATCGCAGGAATAATACGATTAGGGTAGTTACAGGTTAAAATAAATCTAGCAGTTGCATGATATTCTTCCATAACACCACGAAGTGCTGCTTGTGCGTTAGGTGATAGATAATCTGCCTCGTCTAGTAACACTACTTTAAAAGGCCCAAACGGAATCATTTGCACAAAGTTTGTGATCTTATCTCGAACATCGTCAACTGAGTTTGTGCGTGATGCGTTAATTTCTAACACATCATAATCTTCAATGCCTAGTTCGCTAATTAAGATTTTAGCCAATGTGGTTTTACCAATGCCAGCACTACCACTTAACAATAGATGGGGAATGCTTTTATCTTTAACCCATGTTTCTACTTGTTTTCGTTGATGTGCATCTCTAAATACATAACCATCAATTGTCTTTGGACGATACTTCTCTACCCATAATTCTTTCATTTTCTTCCTCTGTGTCGTTGGCCCATTCGCCTTCTATAATATAGCAGGGCTCTGGTTTTTCGTGATACTCTTCAGCTTGCATCTTTTAAAGTTTTGTTAATTTCAGCAGCAATTACTCGCTGCCTTAATTCGCTGGTTGAGAAATTGTGTTCACGTTTATTGAAATAAAATTCAATACCGTGATTCATACATTCGTATCTTCCAGTAAAATCTTCGTGTTCGTATTCCTGTCCTAGTATTCTAACATTAATAGGATAAGAAAGCAAGATGTTTACAAGATCTTCTTCTGTTTCGTATACAAGAATTTCGTCTACATACTTGCAGGCCTTGAGCTGTTCATAGCGTTCAAACACACTTTGAACGGGCTTGTTTTTAATTCCAGGGCGATCGATAGTGGGATCGGTTTGTAATCCCACAATCAAATGGTCGCATTGAGTCTTTGCTTCTTTAAGCATCATGATATGACCTGCGTGAAACAGATCAAAGGTTGAACAGGTAAAACCTATTTTCATTTCTTCTCCAAAAACTCTTTAAGGCTTGGAGCGACCCATCCGATTGGTTTTAAAACTTTACCATCTTCACGCTTACGCACTTTGCCAGTTTCTTTGTCAATTTTAGCAAAGTTGGTTTGCATGACTTCTTTCCATGCACCCTCTGCATCTGCACCCATGCTATGAATAGCCCCAACGGTGACCACAAGGATATCTGTTAGTGCGTCTAATACTTCGACGCTGTCGCAATTATTAATTGCTTCTTTTAATTCTTTTACTTCTTCGTCAATTAAACTAACGTAGAGATTAAATTGCGGTTGATTCCAACCTTCAACTGATTGATCGCAGGCTGTCATAAATTTCGCTTGATCGCGAAAAGGATTAGTCATTGTATCTCCTTAAGACTTTAATATCTTAATGATACGCTTTTGTTCTTGTTCTGTCAACCATCGTTGCTCCAATTCTCCAAAGTTTGGAGAAGATTCTAGAGCTTGGTCTACAATTTGTTTAATTAGATAGAGTTCTTTTTTGAACTCAAATGATGTAAATCCATCTGTGTAACTGCTGTTACATTCTCTGGACAGTGAGTGTAGCTGATTGGCGATATCAGCTACGTCCCAATTTTTTCGTAAACCCATTATACGCTATCTGGAATATAGTCGTCTTCGAAGGAAGGGGCTTGATCGCTGACAGCCATAATACACTTAACGTCTACTTTTTGAATTACTTTTTCGCCGTAACCGTCATCAATCTTAATTCCTCTAGTCCATCTTCCATGCTCTACAAGAATCCATTGACCTAGTTTAACATCCTGTTGCTCGGGACCAACAGCATAAACTTTACCCCATCGTGGACGAACACCGTGCGATTTTCCGTTGTCACTTCTTAGGATAATTCCGCTGGTGGTTTTAATTTCATCAAAATTCATTTCCGTGATGATTACATCGTCGTGCAGGGCTCTTATTTTGATTTGATGTGGTAATAAATTCATTTTATTTCTTTCTCGTTACTAGTTCTTCTTGAATAGCTCTTGGATTATTTTTATAATAATCTTGTAAAATTTGCTCTCTAGTTCTAACAATCTTACCACCGGAACCTAGTTCATCGCCACGAGCATTTACTTTTAGATTTCCAACTGCTGGCAATGTTTCGTTTTTAAGAGATAACTTTTCCATGTCAACCTCTTTGCCTCTAATACTGGTATATACTTTACCCATTTTATATCTCCTTGAAGAATTCTTCTATTGGTAGGTTGTATTTAACACTATCGATCTTATGGACCCCTATTAAAAAGAGCGCATAACTCGACACAGAACTTCCTCTGCCTACACCCCAAACTACATTATTTTTTCTCAATGTATCTACTATATATTTCATAGTTTTTAACACAGGAATCATATTATTCTTTTTATATAACATTAATTCTCTGTGTAGCCTATCATAATTTTCTTTAGGACAAGCATTGGTTAAAAATCCTTCGATATCCATGTTTTGATATTCGTAAGGAATAAACCATTTTGTTGAATCTATTTGATTTTTAGGATGAGGATAATTTAATCGTTCTTGATCTAATCTATCAAAATACTTTGATAAATTTTCAGTAGTTTGACAAAAATTTAAAATATCAGGTCCGTGATTTATCACACCCTGTATTAATTCCTGTTCCGTATTAAATTTAGTCCACATTAATCAGTTGATCCAAGTCGCCATCCAAATTATCCTTCATTTTTGCCAATTGGCGTTTTCGAAGTTCTTCTTTGTATATTGTAACAAAAGTAGCGAGTTGTGTCAACAGTTCTGGCTTGCCCAGACGGTATGCTGCGAAGTATTTTTTGTTCAATTCTAAAAGACGCTGTTCAACTTCAGCATCTTTAAGTTCTGATAAATCACCTTCTAATGGATGAAACATTATGCAAATTGACCTATGTATCTCATAAAAATTATTTCTTGACTGTGTCGCCACACTTCAATAATAACAGGATTTGTAGCTGAAGTCAACGTCAAAATTGGTGTTCCTGATGCATATCCAGGGAATCCATTTGATTTAATAATTGTTCCGCCCGATGTAGAAAACGATGCAGTTCTAGGTGTTGAGCCGTCGCTGTAAAGTTCTAAGGTAACCTTACCCATTCCAATCGGAGAAGATTCTGCTGTGAACACCGGATCGCCAGGAAAGTTTAAAAAGTCAAATGTAACATTTGCTCCAACAGTGTAAATTTGATATGAGCCTTGCTCGAAATCAATAGTTGTCGGACTAGCAGTTACAGGGCCGCCATTCCATTTTTGTTGTCTATTGTTTTGTAACAGAGCATTACTAATCTTATATAAACTAAAATCGTTGTCTGAATTAGTTTTAGCTGTGGTGTTTTGTAAATCTGTAATTTCGTCTTTGGCGTTTCTTAGACTGATTTTGATAGTATCAAAATTGTCACGGAACACCTGTGTGTCGTTGTCCTCTCCTGCCACAGGAAAGTTTTCATTAATGCTCAAATAGTTAATATTGCTGGTCACGGTAATTTTTCTCCACGTTGCGGAAACGCAAGGTATTTATCCTCTATTTCCCCATCTAAAATATCTATGATGTATCTGTCTGATTCAAAATCAATAGTTTTAAAATCAAAATTTGATGCTTTAATTCGAGTTATAACAGCGTCAGCTTTTCCTGGTTTAGCATAACATAATGTCAGGGCTTTAACAAATCCTGTTTCGGAAGTGGCTTGATCTTGGATACTGCGCATCCACAGAGGTAAAAATTCTCGATCTCTATCCCCTACGTTTCGAATTCTACTTCTCATATTTTTAATAGAATTTGGAAATACTCTTTGATGATCGCTGTCACTTACTAGCGGAATATCGCTGCTTACTTTAATAGAATCATAACTGATTAACACTTTGCTGTTTATATTATTTGGTAATTCTATGGTCTGACTAATACTTGTTCCATCTTTTTCATATGGGTCAATTATTTCTGCATAGATTACTTCGTAAATAGTTTCTTGTGTCACAGGGTCTTTGGCTTTAGCAGATTTAATGTTACCAAACAACAATCTTTTTCGATAATGATTTCTGCTCATTGCCTGAACATACTTTACAGCTTCGGTGCTTTCGATGCCGGCAAACACTAACATTTTAAGATCTGTCTGTATTCCAAAATTTAAATCGCCGTATCTATAAATGTCGTCCGGAGTAAAGATAGTAACGTCAGTGATAAAATTATACCAGGTTAATCTTTTTTGTTTATTTTGAAATGATTTTACATACAGGTTGGCATAAGTTTTTGTATTGTCAGCAATTACTGTTATTTTAAATGTTTTAGTAGACTCTGAAAAGTTTGCAGAATCTCTGGCTTTAACAGTGAATGTATATGCTTTATCAAACGATGTAGTTAATCCATCGAAGGATGTGTTAAATGATCTAGAACCAGTCGAGTCAACTAAACTCGAATCGTGATCAAAAAATCTTGTTAATCCTAGTCCGTTTGAATCTGCAAACTGCTTAACTTTACCTTCAATTAAACCGGTGGGCAATAATTCTAGGCCTGGAGGTAATTTTCCTGACACAAATTCATAAACTACTTTTCCACCATACAATAAACTTTCTGCTTCGACATACAGGATACTAGACTGATTAGGTTTAATAGTCCCTCTGTCACTAGGAGAAATCCAGTTAATGGCGCTTTCAATTTCTCCTATAATTTCTATAGAAAATGTTTTAGCAGCACTGGTAGTTCCCTTTGTCCAAAAATTAACAGATTCATCTGGCAGTTTATTTCTGTTGGCTTCAACACAAATATAAATTTCATTTAAAAAACTCACAGCATCGTTGACAAAATAATTAGAAGTTGAATTCCAAGTATTTTTCCATACATAATTTACATTGGCTAATTGTGCTGGAAAATTTACAGCTAGCATGGTAAACTGATAGGTTTGTGATAATCTTGCCTGGTAAGGAACTTTGCCGGCTAATTCACCAGTGACCGAATCTAATTCTAATCCAGGGGGTAATTCACTAACAGTGTTATCCGGATTTGTAGGAAGTTTAATGTATGTGATAGTTCCAGACAGCGACGGTGGATCATATACATCTAGGTATACTGTTAGATAATTGTTAGCTCTGTATCTTCCTAGATTGCTTTCGGTAATCCATAAAGGAACCCTATAAGCTGATGCATCTGCTTGAAATAAATTTGTATCAACTTGTAGAATACTGTTGTCTGCTTGTAAGAACTCTTCGGTGACCACATAAATTTTAAAAACTCTGTTGACGGTATTAATACTGTCTGTGACTGATACAGCAAAAGTGTAGATCCTACTTAAACGTCTCGGGCCTCTGCTGCCTTCTGAGTAATCAAAAGTTTGTGTATCATAAAAATAACTGTCAAAACCGTTAGACCTAGCTTCGACAATATCTAATGGTGCTATATCAAATGCACCAGTGTCGTAAGCACCATTGTAGGTATTGCTGTATTCAACTGCAAAGATTGGATCAGTGAATCCAGATATTACGCCGTCTTTGCTCAGACTCAATCCTGGGGGAAGTTCTCCGCCTGTGGGAGTTAGATAGAATTCTAAAATTTCACCAGCATTTAAATCTGGATCATATACATCCAATGCAAAATTAACATAACTGTTGTCTAAAACAAAATATGCATCGCCGGAACCAATGTTAAGAAACCCTTCTCGTGTCATCCACTGGGGAACGTCTGAACCGTCAACTGCAATGGAAAATGTTCGGTCTTCAATGTCAACACCGTCTGAAGCACGTATGACAAATCTACTTTCTGAATATTTTCTAACTTCCACAGGAGATCCGACAATTCGATTTCCCTGTAATCTTAATCCTCGCGGAAGACCGCCAGTGATAATTGAATAGGTAATTGGATTTGCAGTGTTTGTAGATGCTGATATCGCGATGTTTTGTATCACACGCTCAGTGATAATTCCTAGGCTTCCTGCTGGTGTTAGCCAAGTAATAGCCATCTAACTGCTCCTTAAATAATGCTACCGCAATCTAAATCGACTGTAGATGGTAGTGTAGCAGTTCCAAAGTCTATGTTTGAAAACGCCAGTGCTAGTTGTGACGTGTTGGTAAATGCCCCTGTAATAGGACCAAAGTCGTAGGTGGTTAATATTCTTGTTACAGGTATAACATTGTTAACAGTAATAACTGAACCTAGAGATGTAACATCTATGTCATCTCCACCCTGTAGAGTTATCTGTTGAAATGTTCCAGCATTTACTGTTCCTGCATTAGTGTCGATTCTGGTAAATGCATCGGGTGCTGTGCTGTTAATAATTACAGAACTTGGAGCATCGTCGATTAAAATTTTAGTTCCAGAAACTAGTTTTTTAAACTGTAGATCTGCACCAACTTTTTGTTTAAAAAGACCTGTGCCTGTGTCGCCGATGTTAGACGCTGTGGTAAACACATTTGAAACTAAATCTGTAAAATTAGCATTAACTTTTTCAAATGCCGTGCGTAGGTCATCACCTAAACCATCGTTTACTTGATTACCTATGTTAATTGTTTGAATTGCCATTTTGCGCTCTCTTTTTAATATTTACCGTTAATTACCTTACCCAATACCAAATAACACCTGGATGAGCACCATCTTGGACATTAGCCAACCACGGTGCTGGTTCCCAACCACCGGGTGTGATCAATGTTCCCCACCAACCGCCACGGAATCCATCTGTGGTCAACCAGCCGTGATTGATACCAATACCTACCCAAGGCATACGTGCTTCCATAGCATCGTAATGATAATCCCACGTTTGATCAGTGTCATTGTTGCCAAAACGTGCTAGTTCTGTAATGTTCTTGCGCCAGCCAGGTGTGCCCAACTGTTCATCACCAAAGTCAGCACCATCAACAATAGTTTGAGTAAATGAGTATGCTTCGTTAGCAGTCCAAGCACCGCCCAGTGAAGCGTGTTCACGAGCAGTGATCATAAAATCAAATCCCGAGTCTGCTCGTTTGATCTTGTTAGCCCAGCTTAAGATGCTGTAGTTTTGTTCAACTGAACGATTGTTGTGTGCGGCCAGTTGACTAGGGCAAGTGGTAGCGTTGCGACTAAACACTTGTTCTTCT